GTGGAAGAAGCTACCAACCCCGAAAGCCCCAGCTATCTTCTCGCAAAGCTGGCGCGCGGCGAGCAGATTTACCAACATGAAGTGATTGACGTCGTCAGGTTCAACCCTGAAGCTTTCGGCGAGTTGCACGCGCTGCTTCTCGACGCACTCGAAGGCAAGCTCAAGGCGAAGCCCGGGCCGAAGGACAGTCGCTCGCGCTGGGACTGGCAGTGCATTCAGGCTGCGGTGGAATTCCGCGCCGCTGATATATCCGAGGATCGTTCGAATCCGTTTTTCGTGCGTACGCGCGACATGCGGTCGCCGAAGGAGCAGGCTTATGAGGATGTCGCACGCCAGTTCAAGCTCGCAGGTGGCCGCACGCTACAGAACAGCCTTTCCTCACGGGGTCTGCTGTAGATTTCCATGATCGCGGCGATGCCCCGCGCTGTGACATCTGACTGCCTCCCGCAACGAAGGAGGTTTTATGCAATCACAGTGCGGTCCCCTCTCACGGGGTGATCTGGCGGAGCGTGACATCACGCTTCTCAAGCCGCATTCGCGCAATGCGCGTGCCCACTCAAAGAAGCAGATCAGCCAGATCGCGCGGAGCATCGAAAAGTTCGGGTTCACCAACCCGGTCCTCATCGATGAGCAGGACCGGATCATCGCCGGCCATGGCCGGGTCGAGGCGGCGAAGAGCCTCGGGCTGACCCGCGTCCCGGTGCTCTTGCTTGAAGGCATGAGCGAGGCTGATCGCCGCGCCTATATCATTGCCGACAATCGGCTGGCGGAGCTGGCCGGTTGGGATAGCGAGCTGCTCGGTCTGGAACTGGCCGATATCTCGGCGCTCGTCCCGGATTTCGACTTCGACGTCATTGGCTTCGACGTCGCCGAGATCGAAGCATTGCTGAACGGCGTGGATGAAAAGGAGGTGGTGGAAGACGCGCCCGAAGATCCGGAGCAGAAGGCGTCGCCGATCACGCGCCCGGGCGACATGTGGCAGCTTGGCGGACATCGGCTGATCTGCGGCGACTCGACGAAGATCGAGGTGTTCGGAAAGCTGATGGGCGATGAGCTCGCCCAGATGGTGTTCACCGATGCACCTTATAATGTGCCGGTGAACGGGCATATCTGCGGCCTTGGCAAGGTGCAGCATGACGAGTTCGTGATGGGGGCTGGGGAGATGAGCCGCGAGGAGTTCGCCGATTTCCTGGCGAAGGTGATGGCGAACCTTGCCGCCTACAGCATTGATGGTTCGATCCACTATCAGTGCATGGATTGGCGGCACATGGGCGAGATGCTTGAAGCTGGCGAACGGGTCTATGACAGCCTGCGCAACCTTGTCGTCTGGAACAAGGACAATGGCGGCATGGGCACCTTCTATCGCTCAAAGCATGAGCTGATCTTCGTGTTCAGAAAGGGCAGCGCAGCGCACATCAACAATTTCGAGTTGGGACAGCATGGGAGCGACACGATCGAGGTGGTGCGCGACAGATGCGGTGCCGCGATCGATGCCCTGTCCTCCAACAGCGCCGTCCAACACAGACGCCATCTACTTGACATGGTCCGGCGCATCGACATCGGCGACGGCAGGCTCGTCATTACCTTCTCCCTGGAAGCCATCGACCAGCAGCTGGCCGGTCAACGGGAGCTTGAGGTTGGGATAAATATGGTCCGCACTGGTCGTCAGACCAGAATCGTCATTCCTCCGCCCGCAACGCAATCCGCCCGGCCCAATCCGTCGCTGCTCAAGCTGGTAGCGCAGGCCTTTGCAGCCCGGGCCGAGATGGACAAGGGTGGCAGCTTCCTGGAGGTCGCCGCGCGGCTTGGCTGCGGCCGGGAATATCTCGCCGATCTGCTGCGGACCAGCTATCTGGCACCGTCGATTATCAAGGCCATTCTCGAAGGGCGCCAGCCACCTACCCTCAGCCGCAAGCAGGTGATGCAGACCAACCGCATCCCGCTGGACTGGCTAGGCCAGGAGTCGATGTTCGGGTTCAGCTGAGATTCGTCAACCGTACCAACCAAAGAGCGGTGCCGATCGGCACCGCTTCTCGTTCAGCCCACGTCGTTTTCGGGTCCACCAAAAGGCCCCTTGGAGATATGGCGCCCGATTGCGCCGCCCGTACCGTTCAGAGCGGTCTCCGTTTTCCAGAGCGCATTTTGCGTGCGGGCAAGCCTCGGAAATCACGACCGATTTCCGCCCTTGGCGAGAGCGTCTCCGGTCTATCGGTATATGTAGGAGAGAGTGGTGCCGCTTACAGGACTCGAACCTGTGACCCTCGCATTACGAATGCGATGCTCTACCAACTGAGCTAAAGCGGCATCGGGGCGGGCAGATAACAGCGGTTGGCCTTCAGGACAAGCGGCCATTTCATTCCATCCCCTCGATTCCGCGCCTTCGCATCGTCGCGGCGTTCTTTACCGGCCATAATCTGTCCTGCAAGAAAAACTGCGGCCCGCGAGGCACGGTTTTGTCAGTTTGAAGAATCACCGTCCGTTCCCTCCCATCTGTTCATCGCCTGCTGCGCCAATCTGCGCTGGTTCCTGAGCTTCGCATAATGCTCGACAAGCTGGAGCGTCTGCCCGCTGATCGCCGCCGTTTCGGCAACAGTGCAGCCGACCTCCAACAAAGCGTTGATGGCGTTCTTGCGCAGCCCATGCGGCACGATTTTCTGCTGTCGCTTCTGCGCCCACGCCTGGATTTCACGACGCAAAGCGTTCGCCATGATGCCGGTTCCTTGCGCGCCGACAACGATAGGGCCGATCTGGCGACCCGTCCGTGCTATCTCCCTGCGAAGTTCCTTGTGAACGGGAATAAAAAGCTCCTTCCCCGTCTTTTGCTGTCGGACGCAGATGACATTGTCGCTGATCTGGCCGAATTGCATCTGAACGACATCGCCGATCCGTTGTGCTGTGTAATAGAGCAGATGCACGCCAAGCCGCACGCGATCGTCATCAGCCGCAAGAGCATCGCGTACTAGACTCTCAGGCCATGGCTGATGCTCACCGGTTTCGAATGGCTCCACATCTGCACAAGGATTGTTAGTGACATGCCCCCTCGTCCTGCCCCATTTGAACATCGCCCGCGTGATCGCCAACAGCATGTTCGCGGCCCCCGGATGGTCAGAGCGCTTGTCAATCATCAGAACAATGTCGTCGCGGCGGACATCATTGGCCGGCGCATCGCCCATCATGCGTTCAAGCTCCGCCAGATAGATCGTGTAGAGCTTCTTGCTCCCATCGGAGAGCGCCTTGAATTTCGGATGGCGTTGGTAAAGATCGATCATCGTCTTGATCGTGAGAACCTCCACAGCGGTTCCGCGCCTGTTGCGATGGCCCAGCAGCGCGCTGTAGACCTCACCGAACCGAACCTTGTCGGATGGATCAGGCAGCGGCTTAAATACCTTCTTGCCACGCCCATCGATCTGGCCCGTGTCGAAATAGAAATATCTCTTGCCCTTCGCGGTCGTGGTTTTGACCCAAGGTAGCTTCGCGTTTCTAGCCATTATACAGCGGGGAAGCCCGCCTCCAGTCTGCTTGTCGTTCGCCAGTCAGGCGCTCAAGATGCTCGTCCAACTGCACACGGCTCCAATGCTCTGTGTTGCCCAGCATGACCGGATGCGGCAGGCGGCCAGACATAATCTCGCGCTCCATCTCGGCTGCGGACAGGTCGAGATAGGCGCAGGCCGTTGCCCGCTTCATCATCCGTGGCCAGAAAGGAACGTGCGCCCCCACTTCCTCACCCCTCCCCGATGGCTGCTGAGAGCATGGAGGACCATATTTCATCGACGCTGCAATGCCATTGCGCCTCGCGACCGGCTGTTCTGTTGCCTTCATCCACCATCTCCGGCGTCGGGTCGCGCAGGGCTTTCAGGGCGGCGATGGCTGCGCGCCTGTCTACATCGCTCAGGCGCGCGACAGGGTTTGTCCCGGTAAGCGCCCGTGCATTCTTGATAGCGATGGCGACCGCCTCCACCATGTCATTCGCCATGGTCCGCCTCCTTCACGTCGAACTCGTTGAGAATATCGTCGCGCAGGATTTCCAGAACGCGCGCGTCTCGGCGATCAAGCGCCCCTTCTGGCAAGCCCTTGTCGGCCCGAGCGCGCAATCGGGCGGCTTTCGCATCGATATAATCGATGATGCTGTCACGGGTGCTCATGAGCAGCCTCCAATTCACAAGGCGCAATCCCCGCCCTACCTGGATCGGAGCGGCACACAGGGTAATCGCAGGGATTGTCCGCATAAAGTGGCGCGCAATGATCGCACACGCCGCTGTGGCTGGGATGGCTGCTCCCGCATTCGATACAGGTGGTGAAGAAGGCGGCGCGGGTCATTGAACTCTCCGAAATCCCGTAGGCGTCTGCTCCCAATCGCCGGTCTTACGGGGCGCAGGCTCAAATGGTTTCCAGTTGCGGCTACGTCGCCCCTGCGCTGACAGGGACGGGGCGCGGGTGTGGATGCGGGTCATGCTGCACCTGTGGCTTTAGCGATGGCGGCGCGCGCTTTTCGCAATTCGCCCATCGTCATGTCGATAGGTAGGCAGGTGTCGTCAGGGACATTCTTGTTGTCGGAGCAGACATTCAGCGGACCGAGGATTTCGACCAGCGCGGCCAGAAGGTCCGGCGCAGCGGCAATAAGACAGGCGTTAGCATCGCTCTCCGCCTGCATGTCGCCAGGCGACCACTGGACAACCGCGATCCGCATGTCGTCGCCAAGGATGATGCGACTGTTTCCGTCGAAATCACCATAGTCCCCCTGATCGCAGGCTTCCCACGGGCCAGTCGTATGTTTCATCTCTGCCATAGAATTTTCCGCGCCCGCTTGTTAGGCTCGACAGCGCGTCCTCTTGGAAATCAGTTACCCTCGCCCTTCCGCTCAGCAGCTTCACGCTTGCGGCGGGCATTGGCTTGCATGAGAGGGGCGATCCGGCGCTGGTGCGCGGCTGCGAGTTCGGCGCGGGCTTCGTCGCGCTGTTGCTTGAACCGGCCTGCCAACTGATCGAGCGCGCGGATCTCCTGATGGAGGCCCTTAACCATCGCGTCATGCTTCTTCTTCGTGATGAACATGGGTTCTCTCCCTGCTATGCTGCCTCAGAACGGCACTTCATCGTCAAGATCGTCGTCAAATGACGAGGACTGGCCGGACGATGAGCCGCCGCCAAAACCATCCTGGTTGCTGCGTGTCGCGCCGCCCCAGCCGTCATTGCTGCCGGATCGCGTGGCGCTGTCAGACTTGGCCCCGTCGAGCATGGTTAAAACCGCGCGAGGACCACTAAGAACAACCTCCGTGGTGTAGCGGTCATTGCCCGACTGGTCCTGCCACTTACGGGTCCGAAGCTGGCCTTCGACGTAGACCTTGCTGCCCTTTCGCAGGTAGCGTTCGGCAACGCCGACGAGGCCATCAGACTGGATCGACACACTGTGCCATTCCGTCCGCTCCTTCTTCTCGCCTGTCGTTTTGTCTTTCCAGCTTTCGGACGTGGCGATGCGGAGGTTCGCGATCTTGCCGCCGTTCTGGAAGGATTTCACTTCCACATCTGCGCCAAGATTTCCGATCAGGGAGACTTTGTTGAGGGAGGCCATCAGAACTCCACCTCATCATCGTCGGTATTGAAACCTTCACCCATTTCGCTTTCCGGCTTCCCTTCGCGCGCAAAACTGGCGGCACGGGCCTGAGACGCCGCCAAGACCTGCTCATGCAGTTCTGGGCGCTTCTGCTTCAGTTCATCCAGGCGCTGGGCCAATGGCTGCTCGAACGCCTGCAAATCCTCCACGGAGGTGAACGTTTCGACCTTGGCGATGTAGCCTGCGGCCCATTTTGCCGCGTGGTCTTCGGCCGCCCGCTCTTTCAGAGCCTGAAGAACCTTGATGGTCACAACCGCCTTGGTCTTTTTGGTGGCTGTCAACGACATGACGAACTCGCGCTCGATGTGCGACATGTGACTGATCCGGATGCCGCCGACCTTCATGCCTGCCCATGTCACATCGGGATCGCGATAGAGCATGAGCGACTTTCCAAGATATTTCTTGGCATCCGGTCCCCATGCATGGACAAGAACGCGGGACATCGATTTGCATGGCTTCCATGGTTTGCCGTTATCTCCCTCGAAATAGATGGAGACGGGCTGTTCCGTGCCCGGTCGAATATCGACTTCCCGGATTGTGATGGTGCGCGGTCCAGCGATCAGGTCATCGCTGTTCAACTGATCGCTCTTGGGAGCGATCACCTTTGTCATGTCGTTCATGCGCTTGCTCCTTGACGCCGCGCGATTTCGCGCTGGGCGTTCCATTTCAAATCTTCTTCCATCGTTGGCTGGCGCAGCATCCATCCGAGAAAGCCGTCTTCAACTTCACTCCACGGTTTGCCGCGGAACTTGCCGAGTGGGCATTTCGGGAGAAGGCGCGGCTCTTTGGTCCACGCGATCATCTCGCGTCCGGTTGCTCCATCATTGAAGAGAGCCAGCAGGATATGCGCTGTCGTGTATGCATCCGGTCCAGCCCGGTGAGCAGGTTGCGTCAGAACATGATCCGGCTTGATCTTTCCGGCATCTTCCAGCCAGTAGCGGAGAGCGCCATTGCTATGACTGGGCGCATCAGGCCAGACGCGCAAAGCAGCCTTATAGGTGCAGATGACCGGAACGGGCGAAGCGAAAAACTTTGTCTCGAACTCAGCATTATGGGCAGCAATCGCATCTGGCGTGCCGTAAGTATCGTTGAACATTTCATCAGGGGCGAAGGCATCCCAGCCCTCACATTCGGCCAAGCTGATATGATGAACCGCGCGCACTTCCGGCGGCATCGCCTTGACGCCGCACAGCCATGTGAACGGACGCAGCACTTCCTTTTGGTCAAGGCGAAGATCGCAGATACCGACCTCGCAGACCTCTGCCTCTGGCGGCTCTGTCCCGGTCGTTTCAAAGTCGATGACCCGTATAATGGTCATGTGAACATCTCCTGTTCAATTCTGCGTTCGGTAGGGATCACAACCGGCATGGCGGCCAGCGTGTCATGATATTGCCGGGCGCGTTCTTCGATGCGCGCCTCAAAAGCCGTCGCGGCGGCTACAATCGCGTCCTGAATTTCGATGTTCGGATAGACGCGCTTCACGAACATCGGCAGGCCGCCGCTATAGGATATGAAGTCGATCCACTCGCGCTCGGACACGAGAAGCCCGGTCTGCAATTGCAGCATATACTCATCCGGGACTTCATTTTCGGCGATGGTCTGAATCTGGTATTTCGCGCGGCGGCTCTTGCACTCGATCAAGCCGTCATCACCCACCAGCCCATCGGGACTGTATCCAATAGTGAAGCCCCACTTGTCGTTCGTGATGAATCCGACTTCTGTGACCGGCGCAAAATGCTTCGAATATTGTAGTCGGGCCTCGATCTCGTCGTCCCGGCCACGCAGCATGTCATCACTGACATAATGCGGCTCGACATAATCCGTGATCCGCTGGCCCAGCAATTCGAACAGATGCGTCCGCTCCTTGTCGTTGCTGGCATATTTCAGCGTCTTGGCGGTCAGGATATGTTTGATCTCGCTCGCGCACAGGATGCCGAGGCGCTGCGCCAGCCATTCGTCCGTGCCCTGGATGAGTTCGGCGTGATATACGGGGCCAGTGGCCCCTATCTGCGGAACCGCGTTCACAACCCACCCCCAAGCACCACCCCAATGAACAGGGCGCAGAGAAGCAGAGACGCCTTATCGAAGGCGGTAAGCGGGATGCAGATGCGGCCTTCGGGGGCGGCCAGGGCTGCGTGGGCCTTGTGGAGGGTGGTCATCGACGTAACTCCATCTTTTGCTGAAAGGCGGCGCTATGCTGCTCATCCATGGTCACGGGCGGCTCGCCCTCGCACATGTCGGAGAAGGCGTCGGCGGCAGCTTCTGCCAATTCGTCATCGGTCATAGGACGCCAGCCCTTGCCGTCGCAGTCCTCGCAATCGACCATCACCGGGTCGGGCGGACATTCCGCGGTAATGCCGGGCGGGGTCGAAAGGTGCGGATGCTCCCATTCGCCCTCGCCGCCGCATTGCGGGCATTCGATTTCATGCGGGGTCATCAGCCGTAAACCCCATGCGGAGGTGCTTTGCTTGACGGGATCGGCGGGAAACCGGGTGCCGCCTTCTCCATCGGGGCCAGTTCCGGCACAGCGATCAACTGCTTGGCGCGAAGGTCCAGCACAGCGGCGGCGAACAGTTCGGATGCGGACTTGTCGTGGCCGGAAGCGGAACCAAGCGCGTTCTTGCCATGAACGTTGACGCCCATAAACTTGCCTGCCTCGCCGCCGCTATATGCGTGGATGCTGATGCTGGTCAGTTCGTGAATATCGCACAGGTCTTGAAGCTGCTGGTCTAGGGTAGCGGTCATGGCTCAAATCTCCTTCAATTGCCGCGCCAACCTCGGGCGGCTCAACAGGGCATCCAAAGAGCGCACGAACTGCGGCACCTCGGAGCGGGGAAGCGGGTTGCTCAGGCGGCTGAACTTGCGGGTTTCTTCCTGTGCGGCGGCAAGTTGGCGAGCGATCTCACCCATCCGCTCAAGGCGCTGGCGCTCTTCCCGGTCGGCAATGTGCTGGTAGGCAGCGTTGTCGAAGAAGGCCGCTTCGGAGTAAAGCACCGCCCCCGCCCTGTTGCTCTGCGTGTTCACGCTGGTCATGGCTTAGGCCTCCACCGCTTCGGCAGTCGCAACCCTGCCGGTAGCAGCGCAAATTGCCTGTAGATGCGCCTTGTTCGCCCGCCAGAACTCCAGAGCGTGGCTATCCATCTGCTCAATATGGTGATCATCGAACGACCACCAGCGCGTCAGTTCGTGATCCTGGCAACCAATGGCCATGCGGGTCGCGGAAATGGTGATGTCCCACCGGAAACCACTCAGAAAAATGAGTGGGACAGGGTTGTCGCTGTTGTTAATGCTCGGCGAGGAGGTTCCCCACGTCACGATGCGCGGCGAGGATGTGTCCCGCGTCTCGATGCTCGGCGAGGATGTGTCCCGCGTCTCGATGCTCGGCGAGGATGTGTCCCGCGTCATGATGCTCGGCGAGGAGGTTCCCCACGTCACGATGCGCGGCGAGGAATCGGCCTTCGCGACAAGGACGCCACGGGTATCCGTCAGGCTGATCGATACATCGGCGCTGACGTGAATGTCGATGTCCCCCAGCCCCACCAGCGCAAGAGCGAACTTGCCGCCGACGATATGGATTGGCTTGCCTTCCTTGATCGCCTTTTCTGCTGCGGCTTTGGTTTTTACCTCTATGCGATCCACGCTGCGTCTCCTGTGAAACCTAAGCTGATCCTCGGCGCGGAGGGGGTCCGCGCTCCGGGCGGATTAGGATTTGCGTGACTTTCGGTCGCCGCGAGCGGCCGCGAGGGCCGCCTCAACCTCGGCAAGCCAGATTTGATATGGGCGGTATGGTTCAACGCTCAGTGCGCCAGCGGGGCCGAGGCTGCGTATGTTTGAGGCCGTGACCTCCAACACTTGGATGATATGCTTGCGCGCCCTCATGACGCAGCCTTGGCGCGCAGGTGGGTGTAAAGATCGCCGATCATCTGATCGACCTTATCAGCGCCGCAAACTTCCTTGAGCGCATCCACCACGCTCATGCCGCCAGCGACTTTCGCCAGAACCAAAGTGCTGATCTTGTGAGTGCCCTGCGCCATCATGTCCTCCGTCTCAGGCCCGATTGCCTTTCGATGGAGGTGTTATGTACCCGCGTTAGGTACAGGTCAATACATATTCGTACCCTCTCAGGTACATTTTTTTAATCAGCCCACGAATCACGCCCTCGCCAGACGCGAAGCTATGCGCTATGAGGGGATGTAGGAAAGAGGTGGATTATGCCGACGAACCCCGGCGAAGCGTTAGGCGGCGAGGTGCTAGTTACGCCTGAAATGGTGGAAGCAGGAATGGAGGAATTACGCGACCACCATTATGGTGATGACATCCGCTATATCCTTGAATGCGTCTACCGGGCGATGGCTTATGAGAGCGCTTCGGCCTGATCAATAACTTCCCACCAATGCGCTATCGCCAGCTTCGCAACGTGATAAGGCGTGTTCGGTTCGAATATCTTGCCTTTATGTATGACAGGCGGTGGAAACTTTACGCCACCTCTCCCAACTACGGTCGATAATTTCATCATGGGAAGCTGCGCGCGAACATGCACTGGCTTCCCATCCGCGCTTTTGACAACGAATGACCCGCCAGTTCCGAGAAGATTATGGGTCATCTCGACCACATGACTTTCCCCGGCGTTGGCGCTCACAAACTCGATTTTCCCAGGTGTCATTGCGGTGATTGCATCAATGCCATGCTCATCTGCATCGCGCGCTTGATAGAGATATTGGAGCAACGGATCTTTACGCCTTTCCTCTTTCTTTGCGCCGAACCATTGGCGTGATTGTGGTGACGCTTGGGCGCCCTTGTTCAACACATTGTAGGTGTTCTTGATGGCGACCAGCACTCGATACCAGATATCGGCAAATTCCCCCGCATGCTGACACTGCCCGAGTTCATTTAGTGCCCGTTCAGCCAAGGCGAGGCGGGTTCTGGCTTTCGCCACAGCCCTTTTATCCATCCGCCAGCCTCGAACACTTGAGCTTGGGCACATGCCCCAGCTTATCGACGCGATGCTCCACCCGGTCGATGTGGAGACGAAGCTGCTCGCCGTGCCGCTCAATCTGGACCGTCTCACCAGCACGGGGCGGGAAGTCGAACTCGTGGACGCCGAGCATCTCCTCTTGGCCTGCTATGCGGCAGTAGATGACGAGTTTTATCATCTGGGTACGATCGCCTTTACAACCGCCGCCCATCGCAACTTTACATCCTCGATCATAGGCGCGTTGGTGGACAGCAGGTGATAATGATATGGCTTCGAGCCGCGCACGACCCGTTTGACCAACATGGATTCGTCCTCATCCAACTGGACGACGCAAACCCGATTTAATACCGCATGTTCGTCAACAGTGGCCTCGGCGGTATAGACAATATGCCAACCTTCCTCAGCGAGGGGTAACATACTGTCGCCCTTGACCTCGACTGCGAAAAGATCGCCGGTCGTCATCGGGGGTCTAGTGATCGTTTCGCCCGAAGCCAACATATCATCATAGGCATGAACGCGCTGTCCGGCTCCCACATATCCGATGACAGGAATTTGCGGCCCTTCAAATAATTGATCGGGACGCACACCTAGATGAGGCGCGAGGCGCTTAGCCCATGCTTCGCTCATCGGCAACTTGCCCTGCTCCAATTTAACGATCGTGGAGCGGCCAGACTTCGCCAGTTCGCCAAGCCGTTCCTGACTTAGCTTCGCCTTCTGGCGGGCGTCTTTGAGGCTGATTTGCATCCTCCCTGATTGTCCCCAACGCCGGTCCGCGTCGAGAACCTGCATAGGGTACAAAATGGCTTGCGGATCGTACCTAACGTGGGTACATATTGGGGCATGAGCAAATCCCCACTTCGCGAGTACCTCGATGCAGTCGGCAGCAGTGCCGAAACTTTTGCCATCGAAAAGGGCCTCAGTCCTTGGAGCGTGCGTCATTGGGCGCGAGGCGACAAGGTGCCAGCGCTACCTTCCCAAGTGGAAATTGAGAGGGCGACCAGCGGCGAGGTTACGCCTGCGATGTGGCTTGATTGGAGCCTGTCCCGCCCCGCCAAGACCGAGGCAGCGGCATGATTGGGCGGTATATAGCCGCTGTGCGCCGCTGGTGGAACAGCCCTGCGACTATGACGGATATTGTGATGGCATGCGCCTTCATGGTGGTCGGCGTCCTTGTCGGCATAGTCATCCTCTTCGGCGTGGCGGAGGGCAAATAAATGACCCCGCGCATCCGCACGAGCCGCTCCCAACCTCTCGCCACCCTCGCCTTGTGCTGGGGCATCCTCCGCATGTTCGTGACGGGGAGGGTGGGATAAATGATTGAGCGTAAAGTTGTGAGAATCCCACTTTCTCGGGGTATGTATGCCCTTGTCGACGAAGAGGATTTTCCGCTGGTCGAGGGGCGGCCTTGGCGTGCCAACCCCGGAAAGAAAACCTTCTATGCAATCAGCGGGCGTGGTGGAGCAAAGCCAACGCGCGACGGCCTGCTCTACATGCACCGCGTTATTTTTGGTGGGCCTGATGAAGTATACGTCGATCACATAAACCGAAATGGGCTGGATAATCGGCGCTGCAATCTCAGGGCTGCCACTGTAACTCAGAACCTTATCAATCGCGTCCTTCCCAACACCGCTGGTTTTCGCGGCGTTTTCAAAGATCGCTCGCGCGGCAAGTGGCGAGCGCAATTGGTGTTGGGGCGTAAACGCCACTCCTCCGCTCGCTTTGACACAATCGAGGAGGCTGCCCGAGCTTATGACCTTCTGGCGGCCAAGCATCATGGGGAGTTCGCGGTCCTCAACTTTCCAGAGGAGGCTTAGCAGCACATGCGCGGTAGCCTCACCCAACGTCTGCGCGCCACGCCGTTCCTCATCGGGGAAGCGGACGGGCTGCTGATCCTTGAACCTCTCCGGTTCATTCCTGTTTCTTCGGGTCGCTCCGAAGATCCCACCGGGCACGGCCACAATCCGGCCCGGTGCGGTTCTGATTTCCTTTCTTTCCATGAAAGCGCTTCTGAATGACTGTCACCAGCAATTCAGCGGGAATTTCCCCGAATGTTTCCCGCACGAAACTATATGAGACGTTCGGCGCGGCCCTGCGTCTCTACATCGGGCGCGGAAAGCGTCATTCCTACAAGGAAGTAGAGCGCGGCGCTGGCGTGTCGGCCCGGATGATCGAGGCGTATCGCTACGATCAGGATCACGAGGAATGGCGTGAGCCGAAGATCGAACACATCTTCAGCATCGCCGGATTCATCGGCCCCGATTTCACAAATGAAATCCTGCCACTGATCGGTCAGGGCGCTTTCTGGCTCCCGGAAGATGACGATCCGCAGCCGGGGCAATTCGCCGCCGACAGTTCGGAAGACACCACGGAGATCGTCAAGCGCGCCGTGGATGGCGAGTTTTGCAGCGATGACCGGAAGCATCTTGCAGTCGTTGGCCGTCGCCAGATCGAACGCGGGCAAGTGCTGGTGGCGATGGGACGGAGGGCCGCCGCATGAACACGGAAACCGCCCTCAAGGAAGCCGGACGGAAGGCGCGGCCTAACATTACCGCCCGCGAGCGCGAGGAGATCGTAAAGATGCTTCGCGCCCTTCCTATAGCAGAGGTCAAGGCAAGAACGCGCCGGTCCTACGGGACGCTGTGCAAGATCGCTGAGGCAAGTGGGCTATGAACATCACCCTCCGCCCCTATCAAAACGCCCTTCTGGACGGGGCGCGTCAAGGCTTCCGCGAACGCAAGCGCACGATCCTTCTCCAACTCGCAACGGGCGGAGGAAAGACAGTATCCGGATCGAAGATGATCGAGGGCAGCAGCGGCAAGGGGCTGATCTGCTGGTGGCTTGCCCATCGCCGGGAACTGATCGGCCAGACATCAAAGACCTTCGCGGCCATGGGTATTCAGCATGGCATCATTGCAGGCGGCCATTCCTCCGACCCGCATAAGCGCGTCCAGATCGGGAGCATCCAGACTGTCGCTCGCCGCCTGGACCGGCTTACCCCGCCCGATCTCATCATCTTCGACGAGTGTCACCATTTGGGTGCCAGCCAGTGGCAGAAGGTTTTCGACGCTTTCCCGCAAGCCAAGATCATCGGCCTGACCGCTACGCCATGGCGCCTCGATGGCAAGGGGCTGGGCAACTGGTTCCAGGAGATGGTGAGCGGGCCCAGCGTGGCCGAGCTGATCGAAGAAGGCAGTCTGTCGCGTTACCGTCTGTTCGCGCCCACGCAGGTCGATACCGGCGCGATCAAGATGCAGGCGGGCGATTTCAAGAAAGACGATCTTGCCGCTGCGATGGACAAGCCCTCCATCACCGGCGATGCGGTCCAGCATTATCTCAAAATATGCCGGGGCAAACGGGCCGTCGCCTTCGCGGTCAACGTCGAGCACAGCCAGCATATCGCGGCGCAGTTCAATGCCAATGGCATCCCCTCCGAACATGTCGACGGCACCATGGACAGCGGTAGCCGTGATGCCGCCATATCCCGCTTCATCGCAGGCGAGACGCTCGTTCTGACGAACTGCGAACTGTTCGGCGAAGGATTCGACGTGCCTGCCATCGAGGCTGTTATCCTGCTCCGGCCAACCAAATCCCTTTCGCTTCACCTTCAGCAGGTCGGACGCGCCCTCCGCCCCGCACCGGGGAAAACAGAAGCAATTATTCTCGACCATGCGGGCAACAGTCTGATCCATGGCCTCCCCGATGATGACCGTGAATGGACGCTGGCTGATCGCGAGAAGCGCAAGAAGGACAATAAGGCATCGGTCGCCATCAAGACCTGCATGGAATGTTTCCATGTCTATCGTCCCGCGCCGAAATGCCCAGCCTGCGGGCACCAGGCCGAAGCGCAGGGTCGTGAAATCGAGCAGCGCGAGGGCGATCTTGCGGAAGTCGATCCCGCTGTGCTGCGAGCAGCCCGCAAGCAGGAGGAGCGTCGGGCGCAGTCAGTCGATGACCTGATCAAGCTCGGCCAGCAGCGGGGATATAAAAACCCTGCCGCGTGGGCCAGCAAGTTCCATGCTGCGCGACAGGCCGCCCGAGCGCGCTATCAGCCCAGCTATGGGAGGCGCTACGCATGAACGCCGCCCACACCGATTTGGTCCGCAACATCCTTCTCACCATCAGTCCTCTTGGGCTGTGTTGGTCAAACGACACTCCGGGCCTCGCCTACACGCGTGAAGGCAAGCCTTTCAAATCCGGACTGACTGGCTCCAGCGACATTCTGGCCTGCATCAAGGGCCGGTTCATCGGGATCGAGTGCAAGACCGGCAAAGGAAGTCTCTCGACTCCACAGCGCCGGTTCCGCGATGCCGTTCTTCGCAATGAAGGCATCTTCATTGAAGCAAGGTCCGTAGACGATGTTGTCGCCACCCTCAAAATGGAGGGCCTGGCATGAGAACCCGCGACATCATCGACATTTACCAGCCCCAGCGGCCATTTTTTGACGCGCTCGCCATGGACATCGGTGAAGCCGTGGGCATCTATATTCGCAAGGGCGTGCTTGATGAAGCGGCGTCTTATCAGCGCCAAATGACCGCAATCCTCGATTCCATGGCTGGCGATGACATGTGGTCGGCATGGCGCAAGGCTGTCCGGGCGCAATGGAAGAACCCGGGCGCCGCTACAGCCTGGAAGGCTCGCGCGCTTAATCTTGACGAGGGCGATCCGCATATGGCGATTGCTCTGGCCTCGTTCGCGCCAATGAAGGTTGGTGGCGTATGGCAGATCGCCATTCCCACGCCCATCCCCTGTCCCATGGGATCTAAGTTCGGGGAGCCGGACGATATTCTGCTGATCCATCCGGCGACCGGAGCGGCGAGCCTCTATTCCGGCGATACCGATACCCTCATCGAAGCCGCCCCGTCCGACCGTTTCACCGTTCTGGCTGATGCCAAGACGTGGGCGCGAGAAATCGCCGCCACCGCCGTCGAATGGCTCTACCGCTGCGATCAGGCCCGGCGCATCGCCAATATCAAACCGGAGTGGAACGGATTCCCGCCGTCATCTATCGCTATCGGCGACATCGGCAAGATCATATGGCCCCGCGTCACCGCGATCACGGCTGGCGCGGGTGTCAACGCTGCCAGGCTCAAGAAGGTCATCTTCCGGCAGGCCCGCATCACCCATGTTGAAGCGCCCATTAAAATAGTGAGGGCCGCATGATGGCCGAAGTGCATCAATTGAACGCGTGGCGTCATCACCTCGACATGGGACCGCAAGGCCCTAAGAAAAACCTCACGAACCTGATGGTTCATCTGCGGTTTCTCCCCGGCCTCGGGGCCCAGCTTCGTTTCAACGAACTGACCGGCAATATCGAATGGAAGGGCCGCGACCTTCGCGATACTGACTATATCGATATCCGCCTCCAGATCGAGCAAGCCGGTTTCGAGCCTAAGCCGCAGGACGTGCCCATGGCGGTTCTGCGGGTCGCGGAAGACAGCGCTTTCAATCCGGTCGCCGACTATCTGAACGGGCTGCGGTGGGATGGTAAGAAAAGGGTTGCGACGTGGCTTCCCTCGATCTTCGATGCCGATGACACGGATATCAATCGGGCCTTTGGCAAGATGTTCCTTATCAGCGCTGTAGCCCGCGCGCTCAATCCAGGCGCCAAGGTCGATACAATGCTGATCCTTGAGGGCGAACAGGGAATCCGGAAGTCATCTGCTGTTGCGGCGCTATTCGGTGAAGATTTCGTTATGAATGGCCTTCCCGGCTTCAAAGGTCAGGAGGCATCTCTTGCTCTACAAGGGAAATGGGCAATTGATATGGGAGAGCTTGGTGGTTTCGGAAAGGCTGATATAAGGACG